TTTTCTCTCTGAGTTCTACCAAGATGTCCTGAACATCTATTTTCTCAATCTCGCTGGCATCCCACTGACCGATGGCAATCTTCTCCTTGAGAACTTCGTTCTCTTTGGACATCTCATCTATTGTATTGGTCAGTTCTGCAACTATGTCATCCTGTTCTGGTGCGGCAGGTATCTCAGTTGCTGAATCTTTTTTGGGCTCTTCTTGTGGCTTATTTTCCTCAACACTCTTAGAATCCTTGGGCTTCTTCTTGTCCATTTCGAATTCTTTACCATCTTTGTCAAAATACTTGACTTTGCTCTTTCTTTCTACCTCGCCAGCCTTCTCAAGCTTGCGTCTAATGTAGTTGACTGTGCTGCGTGGTATACCAATCGTCTTGGCTATCTTGTCATCGCTCCACTTGCCCCACTCCTCATCCTTGATCATCCGGGTTGCGTTTTCACGGTTATCCTCGGCTGTCATCGAGAGGCCACGGTTGTTATTAGCGCCGACCGCATACAAATAAGCATCTCTTACACCGCCTTCGTGGACATCAAAGTCAGCCTCTAAAACTCCATTAGATTTATAAGCTCTGTATCTATGGGATCCATCAGCTAAGAGATATCTCTTTCCGTCAAAAAACACAACCATGTTGGGGAACTTGTCCCCTTCTTTCATTTGCTCGGCGTATTTTTGAACTTCGTTCTGGTTTATGGACTTACGAACTTGTGCCTTTGGATCAATAAAAACATCCGTTAGTTTTAGTTTTATTACCTTCATGCACTACCTCCTATGTTTTTGATTTTGTGAAATTTATGACGACCAATGGTGACGATATCGGTCAGGCCTTGCTCGTATAGGATTTTTAATATCGCTGATATTCTAGACTGACTCATTATGAATCGCTTGGCGAGTGTGCCCGCTGCAACCGGAGTCTTGTGCGTTACCAAATACTCCCAGACCTTCTTCTCGGCTGGGCTCATTATGTGCCTCATTCAATCTCCACAAAAACAAGATATTGATTCTTCCTCTGACCCGAACATGTCGCCCTGGTCCTTGGCAAATTTAAGCATATCAGCATAGCTCGGGCGGTCCTTTCTGAACCTTGCCCCATCTCCAGAGAACTCTCCTGTAGATTGAATCTTAGATTCCATCCTAACCCACCAAATGGCACGGTCTGGCTTTTCTTGGATCAGGCTTAGTGTCTGTGGATATCCTTTAAGAAAACAGAGATCACAGTTCCCGTGGTAAGTCTTGCCGTTAAAGTTCGGCAGGCCCAAATCAAATGTCTGGGCTTTCCAAAACTCCCCGACATCCTGCGCTGTCACTCCAGCCACATACAGAGGAACCCTGTCTCGGCTCATCTTGGCAGCTCGTCTAGGCTCATCTGCCCGGATACCAATCCAATCCGTATTCTCGTCATGCTCCCAACCGATGGACTTGAAGTATCTATGGATGGTCCGGATCTTCAGTTCAGCCGTGCAGAATCGAGTCACGGGGTTGGGAAGAAACTTCTTTCTCTCAATCAAGGCTTCGAAAGGTTCCCCGTTCCGGCTTGCTGTCTCAAAGCTTACCTCTTTGAACCGTGGATCTTCCTTGGTGTATTCGAGCCATAAGATGGGGACTTTCCAATTATCTTCGCAGTCCTTGACGAACTTAAGCGTGGCCTCCTCCTCTTTACCCGTATTGGCAAATACCACTTTGGCTTCGTCCGGTAGCCCACCGTTGGATTGCAAGATACGCCAGAGCATGTAGCCGCTGGTTCTGCCTCCTGAGAACGAGACGACTGTTGGCTCTGTTATTCTGAATGGATCTTGCACTAGATGGTCTCCTGAATTTTCATCTACTATATCACAATGTTTCAAGTTCCCCAAGGGGTGGATAACAGTCCCACCACCGCCCTAGGCGCAGGATAGGTGTGCGCCCTAGGCAACCCGAAGGTAGCGATTCATTCACACAGGAGTCTTGTCCCACCACTTACCTCCTGGCTACTCTGGTCCCTCGCTAACAGGCCAGAACCCAAGCACGGGTGTCGTTGCTGGGTGTCTTTTCTGACGGGCGGTCGATTCAAACCCACATCTAACGGGCGTCTTGCCGGTCGGATGCCAAGCCCCAAAAGAAAAACCTCTTGGAGAGGACTTGGGCTTGACAGGCCACCAGCATCGGGCGGGCACCAACGATGACTAACAAGCCCTCTCTAAGAGGTTCTGAAATACCGCTGTGTCCGCCTAACGCCGGGTGTCAATCCGACAAATAGAATTTTACGGGGCTAGCACGATAAAAGCAAATGATTTTTACAAGGACCTGAGATCGGCCTATCTGGGGTCCTAGGCTTCCCACCGGAACTTGGCCTGACCATAGATCTCTTGGGGGGTCCGCTCGATCCCGTCCCGGTTCCTCTTCTCTGCCCACCGGTCATGGGGCTTGACCTCCCCCGCAATCTTCCATCCGGCCCCTCTTAGGCTAGATCCAGGCTCAGTCTGTAGGGTGTAGGTCACCATCCTTTTCCCGCCCATTTGCTGCCAAATCCTCCAGCACCGGCCATATAGGAAAGAACAGGTATTCTTTGGGGCATCGTCTAAGACACAGACACGGGTTACCTCAAGGGTAATCCCATCCATAAGGGTTGCGGATATCGGATTACCACATATGGCAACTCCGACCAGCCGTCCATCCTCCTCAGCACCAATTGCAAACTTGGCCCCTTGAGGTCTTTTATTGTGTCGATGGTGGGAGTCAACGAATTCCTGGGCTGATCGAATACTAATGGGCACTACAGTCAATCCCATTTGTTCTCCTAAAGGTGGGAGGCAGATTTGGTGGGTGGGGCGGGTTGTGTACGAACAACCGAATCCCACATTGCGGAATCCTTAGTTCCCCGCCCCGATTGTAGGCTACGACAGTGATTTCTGAATGTCTATAAGGAAAAAAACCCCCTAGAGTGTCCAGTTCTAGGGGGCAGGGCACGAGGAGAGTGCCGGGAGATGTCCAAAAGGACTAGCCAAGGAGGTGGCTGGCTCCGACTATATGTTCCCCCATTGTTAGTGTCAACTACCACCTTATGCCATGCCACATTTCTACGGCCCGGCCAAAGTCTTTCCCAAGACCACACTTGATCCACAGTTGCTTCATTTCTTCGGCAGGCATGGGATTAAGTTTTTCACTTGATTCCTTAAGTTCTCGCCTTCCATAGACCCATGCCAGTTGCCAGATTGCATAGAACTGACGCCTATCTGAGTCTGTGATCTTCTTTTTATATTTGAGCAAACTTCGCTTGGACTTATTTTCCATCCACTTTTCAAAACTTTTTTTGCAACTCATTTGACCTCCAAGTTTCCAGATTCAAACAGCCAGCCGATAGTTTTCCTATGAGCATCCTCCCACATCCCGACCCTTCCCTCCTTGGTTAGGCCGGAGCCTTGGTCTAGGTCGTAATGGCACTGATAGCAAAGCGCAGCGATCCGGTAGTCATGGGCCTTAATCGAGCGGCCCTTGCCATCCCGTAGCTGATTTGAATGAGCGGCTACCACCGTCCCATTCTTGGCCCCACAGGACTGACAGGGAGACTCCCTGACGGCTTCAAGAAGCTTCTTGTTTCGGTAGTTCATCGACTGCCATAATCCTTTCCCCAAGCCATGCCATGACATTTACGGCCATAGAGTTACCCAAGGCCCGATATCTCAACCCATCTGGCGTATCCTTCCCCTTCCAAGGGATAGCGGTATACCCATCCTTAAACCCCTGCAGGCGCTCACACTCCATTGGAGTAAGCCTCCTAACGGCCATAGAGGCTAGGGCTACGGCTGGCAAAGGTCTCCCACCACCAGAGGGGGAACCCTTTAGCAGAGGGCCAGTGGCATCTCCTGATCCATGGGCATTGTTCTCATAGTCCCACCCACCGAGGATCGGCTCCATAACTTTTAGTCCGCTGGTATTGGTCCCACCGCACGCTTCGGTTAATGTGGCTGCAACATCACCATTTACGACTTGGTTATAAACATCCACGGCCTGGGCTGATAAAGCGATTGGCACATTCCCTCCCCCAGTCCCGTACTTCTGGGTAACAGTGGAACAGACATCCCCAAGATCCCTGACCCGAGAGTCTTGGCCGTGCATTTCATAGACGCCCTGGATGACGGCATTCTCCTGTCCTTGGTTGGTAGCCAAGGGAAAGGCGACATTTGAGGTGATGGGATCCTGCGTCCCGTGGATAACCATGGGTTCGGTAATCAGGTCGGTAGCATCCTTAAAGTCCCGAGACTTCATGGCTGAGGCAGTCTCATCGTTTATGTATTGTCCAAACGCTTGGAGTCTATTGCCTGTTCTAACGCTGTCTTGAGCACCGGAGGCAGTGTCTTTCCTCTTCGTTCGGCTCGGTTCAGGATTCCCCGACAAGCTGCTGCGCTCAAATAAAACCGCTGCGGCACGATGCCAGTCTCCAAGATATCCGACAACGAAGACACGCCTTCGTCTTTGTGGGACGGCCCGTGGAAACTCGTGTGTTCGGATATATTGAGCGTCAAGGACTCGGTAGGCCCACCCATACCCGAGTTCAACCAGCCCTCGAAGTAGGGTGGCAAAATCCTCTCCTCCGTTGGATGATAGGACGCCGGGGACGTTCTCCCAAACCAACCATCTGGGCCGATGTTTCCTAGCAATCGCAAGATAGGTAAGCATGAGGTTGCCACGAGGGTCATCCAGTCCTTTTCTAAGTCCTGCAACTGAGAAGGATTGGCAAGGGGTTCCTCCGACAAGAAGGTCAATTGTTCCAAGATTCCACTCCTCGAACTTGGTCATGTCTCCAAGGTTAGGGACATGGGGGTAGTGATACTTAAGTACCTCTGATGGGAAGGGCTCGATCTCTGAAAATGCGGCAGGGGTCCAGCCGAGGGAATGCCACGCACAGGTGGCCGCCTCAATTCCGCTGCAAACGCTCAGGTAGTACCGCATCACGCCTCGCTAATTCGTCTGCCAACAGTTTCATAATCACAGCCGCTCGGAGCATCTGTTCGATCTCCCACGGTGTACCCATATGTTTAGCATTAGCTTTAAGCCAAGCTGCGGTTCTATAGGCCTCATTCATTGTCTCTTCCTAGCTCGTTCATCTTCGTCTCTGGCTAAGATTAGTCCAACTTTGCTCGCAAGAATGTATTTCTCTTTAGAGTCATAGTCTTCTTCAGATCCTATATCAAACTCTACTGAAGTTAGGCCATGAAATTCAGGAGCTAATATTAAACAGTGATAGCCTTTCCAATCAAACTCATTTAAGCCACGAAGATGTTCTTTAACAATCTGAGTTTTACCATCACGAACCCGTTCAAATTGTTTTACATAATGAAATATACGTTTGGGATTTCCGTTTTGATTAACAGTTTTTTTCCTGTCAGCAAAGTATTTTTTGGTTAGAAACTTATCGACTGCAAAAGTTACCCTTTCCCCATTTTTTTTAACACACACGCTCCAACGATCTTTACGACCAACCCACCAGTCGTGCATGGAAATAAAAAAGTTTATAAGAACTTTATTTCCTTTGTCAGGATTGGCATCTAGGACTGCTTCGTAAAGATCAGAATGACCTCGAAGACGTTGAGTGTAGCAACCACCTGAATTTTTACCACCGACCTGAACTGTTCTTTGTTTGCTTTCTTTGCAAAATTCAATTGTTCCATCATTTCGAATTACAAGCCACGATGCTTGCCAAATCAATTTCTTGTGTAATTCTTTTTTATCAAATCTATAACCCATACCAAACTTATACAAAGTCCCTTCTTTTTTTTCTACATACCAAGGAAACTTCTTGCTTTTTATTGCAAACATAAAGTCTGGGTGAACAAATTCCTCGTTATCATGTGAGCTTAGAGATAAGCCAATAAACATCATTGATGGAAATTTGTCTGTTATGTTAGAAATCTTTTGATTTGAATCAGAATATTTCATCAACCACGGGTTTGGAACATGAGCGCCAAGTTTTTTCAGCCCAACAATTTCATCACGAGACAAATACCCAGATAAAACTGTTGTCGATATGTTATAAGCGTCAAACGCTATATCTAGGTGATCTAATAATTCACCTAAGTTTTTTGTAAAACGTTTGCGCTCATCATTTTGAATTGTTGTGTCAACATTATCAATCTCAACTAAATCAAGTTTTTCTAAAGTTGGCTGTTTAAAAAGCGCAAGAATCTTTAAAAAAGCCTCGCTTATTTTTTCTAATATCTCACTCATTTAATTCCCTCCTAGCAAACCACCACAGCAAAAATAAGATATAAGCCATCATTATTAGATAAAACTTCACTGGCCCAAGTCTATTCCAATCCACTACTAGCACAGTCCAATTCATCTATCTCCTCCTTCGTTAATAAGTCTCCATCACAACAGTGGGATACACACCGCCAGTTATCCTGGGATCCGGTAGCACCCCAAAACTCATAGGCCCCGATGCCAAAGTTACGCCGGGCTTCCTTGCAGGGCTTCTTGCACTCTGAGCAGATAGGCTCCATCACTTGCTCCTCAGTTCTCTGATTTCTAGCTCTGCTGCCTCAAGGTCAGTCCGTAGCATCTGGATACTGGTGACCAGGCTACTGATCTCGGACGCCTTAGTGGCTAGGATCAGGTCTGCAAACTTACACAGATAGTCCGTCTCGCGGAACATCCACTTGCCAAAGTCGTCCTGATACCCGCCGGCCAGTTCGGCCAAATCTTCAATTTGACTGATGCTTATTTCGTTTTTAACCATTTATTTTTTTCCAATATTTCTTGTTCTGCTCTCCAATCCACAACCCTGCACATGCAATTTCAAGTTCTTCGCTTGGCGGATTAATCTTTAGTACCATGCCACGCCCTTCCGCAAAGCCTCGGTTGTACTGCCGGTCAAGGGCGTTATCAAAAAGAAAATAAGCCAAGCCAATCAGTGCGCCCACAATAATTAGTTTCATTTCATCTCCTTTCCTGCTTCAAGGCCCATCTTGTAGGCATCGTCCCAGCCGTTAGCATTGACTGTCGCCGCATCCCACCCACGAGAAAACGCTTCCCACCATGATGACTTCTTGATAATTTCCCAGTCGTGTTCGACATAGTGCTTGGACTCTTTCATCCAAATTTGCCATGCTTCTTCTTTGGTCATGTGTTCCTCCGTTTTAATTCTTCTTCGTGCGCTCTCATGGTGTCAGCAACATAAGGTCTTGTGTCTCTTGCAATCTTAAATCGTTCCTCATCCGTCAGCCCAACCCATTCACGCTTTGGTGGTGCGGTGTAGAGTGGATCTTTGTATTCCTCGTTTTGAAATGACGCAACGTACCCGTACTTGTTCATCCAAACCAATGGCTCATGTTCTAACTGCGCTAGTGCTTGGCGTAGTGCAATGATTGCATCAGCAACACCCTCGGGTTTTGCTTTCCACGGGTTTTCCAAAACCTCCAACGCCTGCTCTGCTGCTTTTCTCAAGTCGCTCATCTCACCCTCGGCTGACAGTTATAAGTCTGCGTTCCATCACGGAATGCACCCATGAAACGGCAGTCTTCGGTTATCAGTTTGTTCTCAAGGACCATGCCTAGCAGGAAGGCCACCACGGCCAGCACGATGCAACCAAAGGATGTTTTCCATCGTTCTACGCACCAGACCCAGAGTTTCTTGAAGTCAATTAAGTCTTTCACTGTTTCTCCTTATCTTTTTCTTTTCGGTCTTCCTTTAGCCACATCCCAATTGCTCCTCTTTTGTGCATCAAATAATAAATCACTCATTATGTGTTCAATCTCGTGTTTGAAATATTTTCTTCTTGTTGTAATACGATCATTACTTTCTGCTACTACTTTTTTCGCATCTGCGGGGTATATTAGCATCGGAGATTTAGAACAGATGAGGACTAAGTCATCAAACGTTTTATTGCCGTTCCATAAACAGGCGCTCAATGTGGGTAGATATGCCGCTATAAAACGTGTTATGGCCGCATTTATTTGACGTTTAAATTTAGGTACACGTTTTAAAGAAAATATCTCTCCGTCTTTAAGTTTGTATTTCGCGGCAAACTGATAGCAAAGTGTACCCATACGTGTGTTTGGACTTTCTTTCCAAGTCTCTACTAGACACCTGTCCCAAGCGTCCTGTAGAAATTCTTGTCGGGCATCCTGTATCTCGTCTAACAGATTCACTTGGCTTTCCTTCTCTTAATTGCTGGCAACCCGACTGGCTCAGGGTCTCGTGCATCAAGCAGTTGGTCAGCCATCTCATAAGACTTAGCGGGGACTAAATCGTCCGGTACGCCACGCATGATTAAGGCCATGGCGCACATCCCCGCAAACACATCCCGCAGGGTTTCTTGTTCGTTCATTTGGTCACCAACATTTTGATTTGTTCAGACAAATGAGCACCAAGATCCTTGCCCTTGACAGCTACCATCTGCGCCTCTTTGCACTCATAGATAACCTTTGATGCGTCCTCGATGGCTTTGTTATAGCCAGACTTGTAGACATCATTATTGGTTACCAAAAGGTCGATGGCACTGCGGATCATCTCCGAGGCCTTGCGTTCTTTGGCAAGCTGCTTAAGCTTCTTGTGATGATCCTGCGGTATGTAAACCGAATACGGGATTAACTTTTTCTGTTTTTCCATGTTAAGAATTCCTTATTGATTCGCTCCAAATGTTTCCGTGCTTCATAGTTAACCTTGAGTTCCGACCGGGACTGAACCCCCGTGGCCTCCCGTAACCAATCCGTGGCTTCCTTTTCATTGACCTCAAAGATCTGCCCGTCATGGTGTAGCCAATCCCAAAACTCACTGTCTCGACAAAGAAGGCCAGCAAGACGGACAGCTTTCTGCCCACCGTGCTCGTCTTCTCTGTCCATGGGTTGCTCTTCACCATTAAGCCGGACCATGACAACTTGATAGCGTGACCCCACAAAGTCCCGTAGGAGGTCCTCGGGGATGTCATCTGGGTGCAAACTTAGCGTCAAGATATAGCCCTCTTTGTTTTGCTTTAGGGCTACCTTGAGGCCTTCAAATTGAAGAGTCTTCATAGGACTTTAGGCCGAGTTGGAACTCAAGATATTTGATAATGGTGTTGGCCTGGACTAATTGACGGCGCAGCGCATTGACTTCCTGATTCAGGTCCGACAGTTCGTTTAGCCAAGGGGACATATTTTCTTTCTTAGATGAGAGCAACTTCTGAGCCGGAACGACAGGGGCTTTGGCTCTAGGTTTGTTCTTTGATCCTAGCGGGCGGCCACGGCGTTTTGTTGGCTTCATTTTCTTCTCCTTAGAATGGGACATCTTCGTCTTCGGGTGGTGCTGGTATTGGTTCAACTGGCTTTGGCTTTGTTATGTAAGGTTCAGAAATAATGATGCTTATTAACTCTTTTCCTTTGCCAACTTTTTTCCAACAAGCAACTGACAACTTAACCCTACCATCTTGGTCGCTGTGTTTTTCCATGAGCAAATTTAAAAACCCACGTTCTACTAAAACATGTCCTCGAAAATCAGGATGTTTGTCTTCTGTTTTATAATCATTTAACCAAAGTGTTCCTGAATTTTTAGGGGTTTTGTATTCCATCATTGCTCCTTAAGTTTGGTTTTGGTTTTGGTGAACTCTTCCATCAAAGTTTTGAACCATTCGGAATCTCGATTCTTAGCTTCGTCAAACAAGACCTTATTGGTTTTGAATATCTTCATAACATCTGCTTCGGACTTAGCAAAATCAAGCAGGGTTGTAGCCGCCTTCCACAGCATCTCAAACCAGTCGTTCTGGTTCGCATCCGGCTCAATCTCTAGCCTGATTTCAAAATCCATCATGGCCTCTTCAGTTTTGGGCTTGGCTTTGATCTCTGGCTTACGGGCTGGCTCAATCGCTCCAGTCGTAGCATCAAGAGCGTCATGTTCGACTATCTCAAGGGCATTTACATATAGGTAGCGCCGTAGGTACGAAATCGAGGCACCAAGATTTTGGACGGGATGGCACCCTTTGAGTTCGGCTGCGGCCATGGGAGCAGTAAATTCTATGGACTCATCAGGCTTTTCATTGTTATAGACCGTCAGAGTTGCCATATCGTTAGTGCAACGGAAGACCGCTGACAATCCGGTATCGCCAAAGATTGTCTGTATTGTTGGTAGAAAGTCTTGGAGTTCAAAGTACTCATAGCCAGCAAACTTATTCTTGCCAGACTTCTTGAGTTCTTTCCCCTGCAAAACCATCCTAGCGATTTGGAGTCGTTGATACACGTTCATTTCGTTTCACCTCTATTAATTTATCTAAGTAATGGCTTGCCTTGTACAGGTCTTCTAAGCCGCCTTTCTCCTTGTACCGTGATACATACTTGATGATGTTTCCTTCTAGATAGCCAATTTCATTAGCCACTATGTAATCCCACGGCTGGATTGCTTTCTGGTGATAATGATCCCCACCAATCTGCACTTCGTTAGCTGTCATACGATCTCCAAGTAAGCGTCAGCTAGGGCTTGTGCCTGTTGAAAAATCACGACCGCAGAGTTTTCATAACTGTCTCGGTTCGCAGTCATGTCCATGTTTGCAGCCAATGCCAACATGAAGTCATAAATCATCTCCGTTCTAGTTTTCATTTGCTCTCCTGATAGTCACGCCATTGAGCGCAACGGTGGTTAACTGGGCAGAATGATTCACACCGAGTGCGACTGCCCGGACGCACTTCGATTTCAAATCCTTTACCTAACTTATCCAAGGACTCCTGAGCTTCTTCTTCTGTGCCGTGAAGAGTCTTAGCTCGAACATTCCCAATCTTTCTAACCGCCCACAGGGTTGGCTTCTCCCACATCTCCTGCGGGGTACATGGCGGGATGTCGCCGTCTGACTCAATCGCAAATTCAGCCTCCGCATGGGCATGTATCCGTGCAGATACAAAAGCCTCTCGTTCTTCGAAAGTCCACAGCCGGATGGGTATGTCTTTGATAGGGGCCTCTGGGTAACCTTCCTTGACTCCGGCATCCCTGCGGCTCCAATCCCGGATGATGGCTACGATGCCAAGGTCTGATACTGACAAACCCTTAACCTTCTCAACAAGCCAAGCGTAGATATTGAGTTGCTGCTCCCACTCAATCTTCTCGTTCATCACGGCATAGGCAGAGACCGTTTTGTAGTCACGGATTTGTATGCCTGATTCCCCTACAATTTGTAGGTCTATTGCCCCAGAGACCTTATATCCGTCCAATGTTGCGTGAAGACGTTCCTCGACAATATGGTTCTCATCTCTACCATGCTCTAAGACTTTATGGACAGCCGACCCGAAGATGTTCCAAACCATCTCCGATACATCCTGCTCTAGTTCGTCTTCAAACTTCTTGGACAGGGCTACGATCTTGGGACTGTTGATTAGCTGGGTGACCGACAGGTTGGCTTTCCCTTTGGAATAAGTCGGCCTACGGACGACATTTACAAAGGTCTGCGGGATATTAAATTTGTTAGTTAGCTTCATTGGACACACCTCCTAAACCGGAATATGCCTACAAAAAATTTTGATGTCAATAGATCATTCCTATTTTAATTCATCTATTGTAAAATTTGTACTTGTAACAGTGATACAAGTACAAAAATGATCCAACTCCTACTCCCATTCCCCCCAAGCGTTAACCATTACTGGGGCCAGCGCGGTAACCACAGATTCCTTGGCAAGAGGGGGAAGGAGTTTCGTCAGCAGGTGGCAGAGGCTTGCCTAGAGGCGGGGATAAAGACCATGTACGGACGGCTTGCGGTCCATGTAGCCCTCTTCCCACCCGACCGTAGGAAAAGGGATGTGGACAATATCCTAAAGCCCCTGCTAGACGCCTGTGAGAACGCTGGGTGCTTTGTTGACGACAGCCAAATAGATGAGCTTCACATCATCCGCCAGGAGGCCAAGAAGGGCGGGGCCTGTACCATCCTGATCCTAGAGATCTAGAGCTGCGCCATCCTTCTAAGCTCTTTGATATCAATCCCCGAAAGCATATCCCGCTCGATCTCACGGAGCTCCTTGATGGCCTGTTGTTTCTCACGGGCCGACATATCTGGGGACTGGGTAATCCTAGAGATTTCCCGCCGGATTGTTGACAGATCCTTGGTGATCTTATTGGTGGCCTTCTGAAGCCCGATGCGGTTGATGTTCTTCTCGTCAGCCAAGAACTCCTCAATCTCATGTGGGCTACGGGCCTTCATGTCATTTAGGGTATTGACGGCCTTGGAGACCTCATCCCGCAGGACATAGAAGTCGTTCTTTAAGCCGGTCTCATATTCCCTGCGGACAAACCCGCTGGTGCTAGGCAGGGCCGCTAATGCCTCTCTGACTGTCATTTCTGGCCTTGGCACGGATGGATCGCTGTGGAGTAGGCCGTTGGTCAGGAAGAGCGTCAGGCCCCCTACAGAGCCAAGCATACCCCGAATCAGGTGATCGGCGGCTATCGGTGATATAGCACCCGTATTCCCCAAGATTTTGGCTAGCTCGGAGGTGGAGTCATTGAACTGTCGTTCGGTCTCCAAACCCTTCTGGTATGTCCCCACCAGTGGCCGGCCTTGGAAGAAATTGTAGTTAATGCCGACTTCCACGACTGGCTTGATGGCCTGGGGAACCACGGTCGGACTGAACAGGGAGTTACCCAAGGCGGCCTTGAGGGAGTCCCTGAACTTACGGCCATCGGCTGACCCCTGATTGGTCATCATCATGTAGGTATGTTCAGTGATGATCTTGGGGATGGCGAAGATATCTGGCCGGATTGGGATGGACATCTTCGTGCCCGGAATCATCAAGAGGCGGTCACGGATAATTGACGGGGTGTCTTTATATTCCTCGTCATCGTCCATCATCATCGAGTAGATCAAGGCTAGGGTAGTCATGGCCGCAGTCGTGTAGGCCAGAGTCTTCAAAGCCTCCTTGCGGTCTGTTGGGGAAATACCTACCCCAGAGATTGTCTTGATCGCTACGTGTTGGGCGGCGAGGTAGGCGTTAAAGAATGGGATAACCTGTCCAGCCAAGGAAAGCATCTTGCTGCTTCCACGGTTACGGAAGTTGATCAGTTGGAAGGCTTTCTCTAGGGCCTCAGCACGGCTTACACCTTGAGCGATAGATGCCTCATAGACTGCCTGACGAACAGCGTTATCCGAGGCCATGGAAATGTGCTCCAAGAACCCTTTAACTTTGTTCCAAACCCCCGGCCTTGACCTCAGTCCAGCCGCTACCTCTGCATCGGTACGGGCGATTGCTGAGGTGAAGTCACGGATGCCGACTATTCCGATGCGTTCTAAGTCCTTGTTGGTCTTGCTGGCCTTAAACAGGGTAAGGACAAACTCCTTGACTGCCCGAGCCGGAATGCTCAAGGCAAACCGTGGCTTTAAGCCAGAGGTATAAATGGCAGCAAATGCGTCTTGAGGAACCTGAGAAAGTGAGAACAGGGGGTTTAAAACCACAGACTGACGCAAGAAGTCAGAAAACTTTGAAGCCAGCTTCCATGTTGGTATGGAGATTGACTCAAGTCCTGCAAAGGCTTCCATGAACAGCGGGTCGTTAAGGTTGTAAAACTCAGCTACGCCATCCCTCCAGACCCGGACAGAGTTTTTACCCTTCTGAGCTTCCTTAACCTTTTGAGCAATCCCCGCTTCTACGGCGGCATCAATCTTGGCAACAGCCAGACGGTTCATTACCGCCCGCTTGACAGAGTACTGAGTCCATCGAGCTATGTTGTCAAAGATGTCATTGACGGCGAGCTTGGAGCCCTTGAGTTTCTTTTCCTTAGCCTGGACCTGAAGACCACGGAGGAATTCTTTCGGACCTTTACCCTGCTCTAACTGATCCTCACGGTAAAACGGTACATAGTCTATGTTTGAGAGAAGGATCTCGGCCTCCTCAACAGTCCACAGTCCGCTCTTGATAAGCTCTACGCCAGCACTTAGGCGCATACCATTCCAAGTGTCGATGATCTTATTCATCTCCTTGGGCATGAGGTCGATCAAACTTAGGCCAGCGTTGATCTCATCCTCAGTCATGTGGATGAACTTGAAGTCCTTCATCTTGCGGCGCAGTTCAGCCTCAAGAAGCTTCTTCATGGAGAGGTCGCCCTCTGTACGGGCTTGGGCGATACGGGCCCTAATCTCTTCGACCTGAGTACTTAAAGCGTCATTAAAGTCTTGCAAGGAGCGCAGGCGTTTGGCCTCAAAGGCGGTGTGAGCTACCCGTTCCGCTTGCTCCTTGGACATCTTGTACTTAGTGGCAAGCTCATCAATTGCCTTGACTAAAGTTATAAGATTGTCCTTATTGTCTACGGCTTCGTATTTGTAAGTCTCAGGGTTATAGCGGATCCCACCATAGCGCAAGAACAGACTAGCCACGGCGTCTGCATGGACAGCCTGACTTGAACTGATAGAAAGTAATACGCCAATCTTTTCCTGTTGAGACTTTGTGGTGTCTTCAAGCGTTCTACGGATAGCGTTGTTTAGGGCCGCATCACTGCTAAATGCCCAAGTCTCAATCTGATCCATCCATTTGGTGGCCGCCTTCTTGGCGTTCTCAGGAGTGAGTTTGACATTACCCTTATCGTCAACGAACGCCTCTTTGAGTCTTTGGACATTTGTCTTCTCAGGCTCAAGCCCACGGCCAAGAGTGTTAACCACATCCAAGGCCATCTTCCCTGCTGCCTCGGGAGAAAGTCTTTGGCTAAACAGAAACTCCTCTTTGGGGGCGTAGACAACGTTCTTGGCAAATACCTGATCCCCAATCTGGATGATCTCGTCAGCCGATACTACAGGGTCGGTATTCTTTTTATCGTAGAAATAAGCATGACGCTCTGGGTCTACTCCGACCTGGGTCCATGACGGATCATTCAAGGATGCCTGAGCGATGGCGACTGCTTGATCTGGGGTGATCTTAGAGTACGAACCCTCCATGGTCTGGAGCGGCTCTTTGAATGCGCCAGAGGCAATCTTTAAAGCCCGTACCTGATTACCCACGGCAAACTGAACATCTGTCAGTCTAGCCACGCTGTCATAGCCGATGATAGGTTGCTTGGCAGAACCAATGTTTGGTTTCGGCTGATGGATTGCTACGACCGGAACGCCCTTACGGGTGGAGTCAATATCTAACCTAGTGCCTACACGGGTTCCCTCTGGGATATCAGGGAAAGCCATGGGCTTTTGGTTAGCCTTAAGAATGTTAGCCACCTCTTCACGGCTATTCGGAGTCCTGACACCTTGAGGAACACGGATAGGCTTGTACTGGTTTACAAGACTGTCAAACTCTTGAGCGGTAATCAGGCCTTCCTGTAGCTGATTGGCTGCATCCCTGAGCGCATCGCTTCTGCCAACGATAGGCTTACCTTCGGAGTACAGGAACTCTTCCTTGGCGGCGTACTTAACATTCTTAGCAAAGACCGCATCACCAATCTGAATCACCTCATCAGCGTTGGTTACCGGCTGGGTATTGCGCTTGTCGTAAAAGTAAGAATGCCGTGTTGGATCAATACCTATCTCTGTCCACTCTGGAGAGGCAAAGATGCTAGTGGCTTCGGCATATGCGTCATCAGGGGATACATTGACCCACCGCCCTTCCATAGTCTGAAGGGGTTGTTTCCTCCTGCCCATCGCCATCTCAAGCGATTCGCTCGAATTGCCAGGGGAGAATGTGACATCTCGAATTTTGGCAACGCTCTTAAATCCAATCACCTTACCTACGGATTTAGATTCTACTCCGCCGGGGCGTTTGGTGTGAATGGTGACAACCGGCACACCTTTCTTGGTAGCCTCGATGTCAAGCCGTGTACCGACAGGGGTATTCTCTGCAATCTGTGGGTTGACTTTTTCCCGCTGAGTAACATTGAGAGCCTCTTTCATTTCGGCTTCAGTTTTGGGCTTAGGCACAACCTGACGAGCTACGATAGGACGGTACTTATTGACCATCTCATCAAACTCTGCAGAGGTTATCTTCCCATCGGCAAGGTCTACTGCCGCCTGACGCAGTTCCTCAGAACGTCCGGGTGGGAGCTTCTTGAGCATCTCTGAGAACTCAATGTCAGGAACCCCCATATCTTCAGAAGTATCTTTCACCACCAGTGCGGGGAAAGACTTGATACCCAGTTCTTTTAAAGCATCAAACCGGTGCGAACCTTCAAGAATGTAATATCCGTCTTTGTCATAAACCACAATTAACGGATTGAGTTTTTGACTTTCGCTAATCTTGTCAGCAAGTTCCTTGGTGTAGTTTTCCTGAGAGCGGTTTGCATATATTGGTGCTCCTTGATCCTCAAAAACCGAGTACGGAACTTCACGGATGCCAAGGATTTTGTAAGAATCAAGCGAAGAATCAATAGAGGATCTGTTAGATACCGTATCCCCAACATACAGACCGCCCACCATTTTCTTGGCTTGAGGCAAATCTTCCGGAAGGATGGCTTGAACCTTATATCCCTCACTAGGTTGTATGTTACTTAATCCTTGTTCTTCAATTTTTGATGCCTCTCCTATAGTGGAGGGCAGAATCTGAGCACGGGACTTAACCTTGTTTAGATACTGTACAAATGTCTCATCCGGCAGATATCCCTGTCCTTTGACAGTCTTATAGAACTTACGCAGGGCTTGGGCTAAACGAGCAAAGAACTGTTCTACAACCCCGACCGGCTTCTCACTAGAAACTGCCCAGCGGGAAACCTGATCCGCATACCACTCACTGAATGATCTCCAGTATGGAGTTAATCCCATAGAGGGCTTTTCTAAAGCGCCTTCTGGGAATCTTGAAATCTGTGCGGTTGTCTTGGCACGAAGAGAATGTACATAGTCCCGAATGTTCTTCGGTTTGTTTCTAACTAGGAAGCGATTATATGCCGCTGTGATTTCTTTTTTCGTAGCGGGGTCTGCCTGTTCAAATACTTCCCTTTGATGGATATGCCCCAACTCATGGGCAATCGTCTCCAACATCCTTGTAAGACTGGTGGACTTAGTGAAGACGATGTGATAGTTACCATCCTCCCACTTCTGCATATATCCCTCAGCGTAAGGATTTAATGCCCCGCCAATGATCGAGCGGTGTGGGCCGGTATATTTGTTTCGGTTTCTCTTGACTGCATCAAGGGTGGTGATATGAATCTTGGCGTTCATGCCAAGTTCTTTCCTCCATCCCCTAAGCACTCCCTCAATCTTGGGATCAATGTCCTCTGAGACTGATATGCCTTGACTAAACTTCACATACGGGTTGGCGTTGTGTTTAGCCCTAGCGTCAGCCTCAAGTTGTTCAGCTAAGTCCCTGAGATAAACTTTTGTCTCAAAGGGTATTAATTTGCCTGTGTAACTACGAACATCCGTGCTAGTTCTACGGCGGCCCACAGATGCTATGTAACGCATGTTCCCGTATTTGGGATCAGCGACACGCAACATACTGGTATTACCTTGCTGCCAGACCACCTCACCAAGTAACTCTTCAGCTAATTCTTCAGCCACCCTGCGCTCTTTGGGGGTAGCGTTAATTCGTCCTCCCAACTCTGCCTCGCTAGAAGCCATGGGAAGCTCAGTGACTGGGGCGGCTGTAGGAGCAGGCCTTGTTCCTGATTTTTCTTCATATGAACGGCGTCTACGGTCAAAGACCATCTTGAACTGGCCTTCGTTAAACCGTTGCTCAGGGGGTAACTCTTTGGCGAATGCCTGGTATTTCTTCCAAGCTGCTTTGGTTTCATTAATCCTACGGGCTGTAGACTGCTTGGGATTCTCACCGGCAGGGGGAGGACCTAAAGCCTCAACTTCAGCATCAATAAAATCAGATGTCTTCTTAGCGGCAGATGATGGAGCGACCTCAACTTCTTTTGTGGGAGTCTGAGCCTTAAGTGGTTTAGAAAGTTTTGAATATATTTCAAAGTATTTCTTTGGCATTAGAACTGTTTCTAATGACTCTCGAAATACATTCTTCATTGTTTCTCTTATGTCATCAATATTTCCTAAATTTTCCCCACCACTACCATCTGGCATATTGTTATAAGTTTGATCAGATTGTTTAAAACCAATCATGTCATCAAAAATTACTATGTCTGTTCTCTTTACATTTTTGTTTTGAGTAAAGTAATAACGCACTTGCTCATCACGAGTTGGAAACTCTGGTAATGTATACAAAGGCTCTGGATTTTCACTAAACCCTGCATCAATTTCTGATTTTTCTGTGGCTGCAGGTTTATAAGAAATAATTTGTGGATGGCCGAAAACGTTGTACAGGGTCTTAGCCATATCCCCCCGTGGATCCATGTCAATGACGATACCGTCATATCCTTGTCCCTTAACCAAGGTTGCAAGCGCTTCTGTCATCCTTTTGACAACAGACTCCTCAAGGCTAAATGGATTGGGATACTTCCATCCCGCCTGACGGGTCAGCGCTCTCCACTCGTCATCGTTACGAATGACTAGCGGGTTATTTAGAGTTACTGTTTCCCGAGAAATTTTATCGCCATAGTTCTTGGCGCTTTCCTCTGTGTCTGCAATGTATCTTCCCTCGCCACCAACTGCGATACGGGCGCCGGTATAGATGTCTTTCTTGGGCTTACCCTCTCCACGGAATCCTTCAAAAGTAAATGGCTTGCCGGTTTCTACATCGCCAAGTGTGGATACAGGAGGAGCCATGTCCTCAACAGTGGGTAACTCCACACGGGGTTCTTGAACTGGCTCGGCAACAGGCGCTTCGGGAGCAACAGCCTCTGGAGCAACAGTTTCTGGGGCGGCGGTTTTCTTGGCTCGTAACCCTGCAATTATGTCGTCTGGTGTGGTGCTTGCTGTAACTGTGATGCCGTTTTCTTGGGCAATCCTTCGAAGATTATTGGTTACAAACCCTGGGATTCCACCGGCATCAACCGAATCTAGTAAGGCTTCAGCGTCAGGAGTTAATACAGAAGGCGTTGGTGCAACAGGAACCTCTGGTGCGGCAGGCGCTTTTGGCACAGTTATTTCAGGAGCCGCAGGCACTTCTGGTGGAGTGATTTCTGGGGCGGACGCAATCTCCGGCTGTGGAGCAATTTCTGGTGGCTTGGCTATAACCGGCGCTGGCGCATCTTCAGGGGAAAATGTTTTCTTGACCGCATCCTCAATCGACACCCCAGTACTAACCACATTGGTCAGGTCTATCTCCTCGCCCTTATCGTCCCTAGCAAATATGTTTCCTGCATCGTCTTGGGTGACCGTGACCTGAGATGGGTTGCCGTCAAAATCGGTAATTTCATAAATGTTTGTGGATGTGACCTTTGGCTCTGATGGCGGTGTGACTCCGGGAGCCGCAGCTCTACGTCCGGTAACAGCACCGATACCAGCACCAAGTCCAAAGCCAGCCAAGCCCTCAAGAGTTCCCTGCTCGATGGCTCCACGGAAGGTATCAACATCAAACCCTTCCTTCTGTAGCGCAAGGTTAGCGGCTACCTGTTCCTGTGCGGCTTGGAAGAACTCAGGTGTAAATTCAGTTACACCGCCCTCAATTGCCCTACGACCAATTCCTTTAGCAGTTTCCTCTGCGGCTTTCTTGGCCGCAAACCGGTTAACGATCATCCTCTCAATACCGGTTGAGCCAGCAAGCGCACCTAACGCTGTACCGCCAAGGATTGATCCCCAGTTCTCACCGCCAAATGATTGAGCCTCGGAGGCTTTTTTCTCCGCTACATCAGAACTTTCACCAGCCCCAATCAGAGCGTCCTTTACAGATTCGTAGATGGTTCCTTTAACAAGACCAGTACCCATCAAGGCACCGATGCCAGACTGAACTCCTATGACACCAGCCTTACCAAGTTTTAAAAGGTTGGCGTATAGACCACCAGCTATCGCAGGGACGGCTGTACCCAAGGCCTGAGACATGATGTCAACAGGAGCCGTGGCAAACGCTTTAGCACCGGCCAACACCCTTTCAGCAACGCCCTTATCCTCGGCTTCAGCCATGATTCGGGCAATCTCTTTCTGATCATTTTTGGCTTGTGCAGACAGAAGGCTATCCATGTAGCCCTCTACTCCACTTAGTGCCTCAGATATTAGATTATCTGCACCGAAGATATTGGTAAGAGATTTGACTCCGGTAACTACACCTTTACCAGCCTGGACGGGAATATCTAATAGCTGACGGCCAAAACCAGATTCCTCTTCTGGTTGTGGGGACTGACGCATACGGTATTCGATAGCGTCAATAACCTCTTCTCTAGTAGCCCCTACTGGGCCTTCGATGCTATAGGTCTTACCGTCCGGCCCTTGGATACTGTATTGAGGCATGGCTACTTACCTACGTTGAGTTTTCCCCACTTGGAATAGTCTTTTGCAACAGATGAACCAACAGGTTCTTGTTCACCAAAGTCTAATCCATACCCCTTGAGTATACGGTTTCTGCCACTTATTGCTAATCTGTCTACATAGTCCGGATCACGCTTGAGCAACTCTTGAAGTTGCTTATTACGTGGGTCAAGAACATTTCCTAGAATCTTGCCAAACTCGTCCCGAATCCGCTTTTCCTCCATCGAGGCAAGCGTCATCCCTTGGTTCAGACGCCTATCTTCTCCACGCATTCTGGACTCTTCTCCAAATCGGTACTGACCAAGACGGCCAGCCAAGATGTCTTCCTCTTCCTGACGGGTAAGTTTCCTAGCACCGGCGTACTGCTCAATACCTTTAAGTGCCCCTGCTCCAACATTTTGAGAGGCATAGGGTGACTTACCAGCCATCATTCCTAGACCAGCAGCAAGGATTGCAAGATTCTTGTCTTCTTCTTTTTGAGCAGCAAGACGGCCTTCGCGTTCTGTCAGTAAACGATCTAACTTGTCGCCGTAAATATCTTTTTTCTCACCGGCTTTATTAACCTTAGAAGATTTTTTCTCAGACTCATCTTCGCGTCTTTCACGGTCAGCAGCAGCGGCCATTCCCAGTGATGCCGGAGTAATTGGTCTACGTCCATACAGGAAGTCTGAAAATTGCCGCTGTCTTTCCTCTACATCTGCCGATGTTTTACCCTTTGTCAAAGCCTCTATTCCACGCTCCTCTACGCCTGTCCCAAGGAAAGGATCAAATGTAGACCCTAGTCCCTGTGTTGCAGGACGCAGACTGCGGGATGCCAAAAGAGCTGCATAGTCGGTTGGCTCCTTGTCTCTACCTTCCATGACAGATGCCGCAGGGATTATCGGCTGTCCGGTCGGTGCCAAGGAGAAATTCCCTAACTGTTCACGCCGAGCCGCTTGAACTTTCTTGGCTGCTGCCTCTTGGCGCTCTATGAAATTACGCCGCTCGGGAGATATACCAGCTACATACTTTCTAGTTTCAGCGACATCTGGAACTTGATTGCCAGCCCTTTGAACCGCACCTGGACCAGCGTTATATGCCGCCGCCGCAAGGATCGGGTCATTGAAACGATTCTGCATGGCAGCGCGATACCGAGACCCAAAGTCAATATTCAGTTGTGGGTTCTCTAGAAGTTTGGACGCCGATTCTTTTGACTGATCGCCAAATTGAATTCCTCTTTGTTTAGCCAAATCAAAAATGTTTGGCAGTCCGTATCCGGGATTCATAGCCGTAGAGGGCATGATCTGCATCAGTCCACGAGCTCCGGCGCGGGAGGTGGCTGTCTCTGGCATTCCTAGGCCACCTGTTTCCCTATACAGAATTTCTAAGTCTCTGGCTGGATCTTCTCCACGGCTCAGAGCGTTTTTAATAACTTCGTCTTCAAACGGATGCTTCTTCTTGCCCATACGGATTGAAGATAGGTCAACCATTTCACCAGTGCTGTAAGACGGAATATCTCCACCGTCTGCAAAAGCCACGATTCCGCCGCTATCAAAACTCGGTACGGCATCCTCGGGAACTGGCAGGGAGTCAAGCCCCCTTTCCATCGGCATCTCTTGTGCGGCTCTTAAGCCAGCACGGGGACGGGCAAGAACCTCTTCAGCGACCGTGGCGGTAGGCTGTTGTTCTTTGGCGGCCGCACCGCGCATCCGGTCAATGAACATACCGGCCATGACGGCGACTGTGGGATTAATGACTCCCATCTGAGCGGCCTGAGCGATCTTGCGCTTATCGCCACCATATTGGGCGGCGACTTTTTCAGGTGACATCAGGTCAATATCTCTCATGTCTTATCCCATTAATCTAGAAAGGCCAAGAGCGCCTAATCCAACACCACCAATTTGAGAAAGCATTGACGGAGGAGCCTCGTAGACAGCCTTACCGCCCGTAGCCGCAAGGCTTGCAGATCCACGGAGAATGTCAGACAGGAATCCAAGTTGCTTGTACGGATATTGTTGTTGGGTAATAAAGTCTTGATAAGCCATGTCAAGAGCCCGCTGTTGAGCCTGTTGACCAAGAGAGCCAAACTGCTCTTGTGCCTGAAGTCTCTGTAGGTCTGCGGCCTGACCAGAAGTCCCAAGTTGACCAAGAGTCCCTGCCGCCTGTGTCGCAGCCTGAGCGCCTTGTAGGCCAAGGGTGCCACCAAACTGACGGGACTGCTCCGCCAGTCTTTGAGCCTCCATAAGGGCTTGCTGATTAAGTTGTTGCGACTGCATTCCCTGTTGCGCTCCAAGTTGCTGAACGCCAAGGAGAGCCTGAAGATTCTGCAATCCAGTCTGGGTGCCAAGTTGTTGGGTCTGAAGTCCTGCCTGAAGACCACGGGTCTGTTCTGCCTCGAACGCTCTTTGTGCGGCGTCATAAGCAGCCTGTGAACCAGTGGCTTGAATCTTAGCCATCTGGTCTTGCAGGTTACGCTCACGCTCAGTCTGGGCTAGAAGTTGTCTAGCACCACCGTAGGTTCCTTGACGGGCGGCCGCTAGGTTTGCGCCAAGTTGTCCTTGTTGAGCTGCACGGATAGCCTCACGTTTTTGTACATCCACCACATCTTGCATGTATGGGGACATGTACTGGGCTGTAACGCCAGGGGCTACAAAGGAGCCAAGACCAGACTGAACACCACCTGGAGCGCCCGCTTGGAATTGTTGAAGTTCTGCGGCACGAACTAAAGGAGCCGTGAATGTAGTTGGCGCATATTGCCCTGCTGCTAAACCAGCCAGTCCAGCCTGACCTGCTAATCCAGTAGCCGTACCAAATTGACCAGGAGTTTGTAATCCAGCAACACCGGTGCGAGCAGCCTGTTGCTCAGGGGTTGCCGTAGCAATACGTTGTCCGCCGTAAGGTGTATACGGTGCAGAAGTTAAAGCCTCAGCCTTGCCAACCATCCGTTCTACTGTTGGCCGAGCATATTCAGGGATAGTGACCTGACTGGTCTGAGTAGGCTGTGGGGCCGGAGATGAATCTCCCCCACCCATGTTGTAGGTTACATGGCCCTTCCAGTCAGCACCGCTGTACTGAGGCAGGAGATATTTAAGCAACATTCAGGTGCTCCTTGCGGTAGTCATCGAACCGCTCAAAAACTATTGATTTCCAAACTTCAGGCATGATTTCTTTGGACTTCTCGTATCCAACACAAACTTGCACCATATAAGCAACAATGTGGCCGACAGCGTAGCGGAGGTTATGGGCGATCTCAACGCCATGCTCGTCCTTGTCTTGCTCGAATTTATTAGCCACCTCGTATGCCGATACAACAGTCAGCCACATGGGCATGATCTGTTCTTGAATTGATCGGTAAAAGGCGTTGGCTGGCATATAGACTAGGGCGATTAGGAATGAGTTGTTTATATGGTCTGTAGGTAGGTCTCTGTCTTTATCAACTAAATCGTCCCATGTATGGGCTAAGTCCACCAGCATTCGGTACATATTGAGCGCATCTTGATTGCCGCCGAACCATTCAAGTTTCCCCTCTTGGCTATTCTTCATGCAGGCATGTATTTGAGGGAATTAACCTCTGGGGCCTGACGGGTCTTGCCTGTCCGAGCCTTACGGATACGGTCCATCATGGTGTACAACTTCTTAGCCCCAGCTTTAGAGGAGCCGTTCCCAAGGTGGGAGACTACATCGGCCGGAACCACAAACTCACCATCAGCCAGACGGGCCTCTTGCTTGCCGTCAATATTTGCCTTGATCGAATCGCTCATCCCGTCCCCGCCACCAGACAGTAACCGTGGAGGTAGGGCGGCCGCCAGACCAGCCTCGCCACCTTTGGCATACCCACCGTCTTCGGTCATCTCATCCATCGGATTTACCTGACCGCCACCTGCGGCCTGGAAGATAGGCAGCGGGGTAAAGGTAGGATTGAAATAACGGCGCTCAGAACTGTCACCAGGGCGTGGGGGTGGGTTGTACGCATCTTCCTGTGGGTTCATAGCAAACTCGTAAGGACGGTAGAAAGTATCTTGCTTACTCAATTTAGCAGGTTCAGGCGTAGACGCTGCTGCCGCGCTTCCAAGCAGTGCTGCGCCGCTAAATTTGGGCATTGCTGATGTGATTGCTTTAAATCCACCCGGCTCAGTAATTCCCTGAACGCCTAATTTCATGGCTTCAAAACCAGACACAGGAGGTGGCTGAACTGCTATAGCAGATCTGATGGCTTCAGTTGCAGTCCCAGGAACAGCACTAGATGCGGCGGCTGGCATTATTGAAGGCGCAGCAGAAACGACAGTAGGAGCAGTAGACACAGCACCAGGAATTGCACTAGCAGTGGGAGTGGCAGCGGCGGCGGCCTGACCAGCACTCATAAGTCCAGCGGATAGCCCTGCCCCGCCATAAGCTCCCAGACCGGCCATAAGTCCTTTCTGGAGGTTTCCAGTTCTGGCGGTCTCTAGACCACCAACCAATAGGCCAGCGGTCATAGGATTCCCTAAGAAAGCCAGAGATGTACCGGCGGTCATGGGGGCGAGTGCCGCACCAATAATCATTGGCAGGAATCGCTTTAACTTGAATGCTTCGGGTAAACCCGTAGTCGGGTTAATTGTCAGGGATCCACCTTGGGCCATAGCCAGAGCCTGTAGACCTTTGACCTCACCCGGAGTCATGTGAACCAGCATCGAGTCGCCACCCCGGCCTTGACCCTGAAGATTTTGCGCTGCAGCGGCCAGACCTCCACCGGCCATCATAGGCATGAAGTTATCAGGGGCGGTTTGGTAGGCGTATTGAGGTTGCATAGCAGGATTATCCTAGATTTGCAATGTTTACGATAGGTTAGACCACAGTCCCAGTGGCGTCCACCCAGTCTGTGCCGTTGTACCAGATGGGGATTCCAAGGTCGGTGTCGAAGTAATACTGGCCGGTGTAAAGACTTACAGTAGGCCGTTGTGCAGTGGCCCCAGCGGCTGTGAGAGCATCATAGACTTGCACGTTCCAGCCATTTAACTGATCAAAATAAATCTCCAGTACCCGAATCATCTGCCGGATGTACTGCGGGTCATACTCTGCCCCAGGGTTAGGTAGTGGCGAGTTCCTAAAGTTAAGCACGATAGCCATCAACGCTCTCCGTCTGTTCTGCCATCAAGGCGAGGAGAACCTAATTGCCATTGTGTGCCTAAAGTATCTGCTTCAATACGCAGTGCAATCTGACGGGCACGGACACGAATAAAGACCTGCTGGGTGTAAGAGTCAACCGATGTCGCAATTACATTAGCCGTATCATCGTTGTCGTTATTAAAGTCTGATCCGGGGAAATTACGAGACTTAATAATCATGTCTATTTCTGGGTTTGACACTTCCGACCCAGAGAAATTTACGTCCGGAATAATCCGTTTGGTCAGAATAAATTTATAACCATCCTCAAGGTCAAAGTCGTTTGACTCGATGTAATTTTCCATAGCGACACCATCGTCATCCACACCAGCCTCTTGGTTATAAAACGTACCAAGCTGAGTATCAAAGTCTGTACTAATCGCCTGTGGATAAAGCCGTAGTGGAGAGTCAAGCCATGCGGTACGAGCTAAGTTTCCGTAGTACCAAATCTTTTCTAAATGGTTATAGATGACGTAGCGGTCATTGGTGTTACTTGTAGCACTGGGGTAATACCACCAGATTTCGTTAAATTTTTCGTTTGTGCCGCAGACAACCTGATCGGCTTGGTCGTAATTAAAGTTACCAAACACGTGCTGACGGACTGTGCAAGGCAGTGTCTCAACCCGGCCAGTATAGGCATAAAACTTATCAAAGCCCATCCAGTACGTAACATTACTGGCAGATGCCATAGCCCGAGTTGCCATGATTGAGATGTTGTCGGCGTATTCCTGAAGGCTAAATACATCTGTGGTTCCAAGATACTGCAGTGTGTACAGGTGCGTATCAGTCCAGATTAGAATCTCTTGGCGTGTCGAGAGCGCCCGAATAATCCTTGATCCACGAGATACTCGGAGGAAACCTGCCGAATTTGTCGTAAGTGGTTCCCATTGGAAAGGATCGTCTTGATTAGCCCACCTAATAAGAAGGGGATCAAAATCATCCACATTAGTAGAACCAAAAGGCACACTCCCAAAAGCGATAAGATGTTTATCCTGTTGAGAGACAAGAACCTGCATGACTTTGACTGGTACGGCATCTGGATCATACCCCGCAGTATTAGCAAACTCTGATAAAAGTTCAGCACGGACAGCAAGTGCAGTATCTGGATCAACTAGAGATCCACGCTCCCAGTAGTAAACGGCCCCGTTACGAATGTTCATCACAAGGTCGTTATCAAAATTGTCAAACCACCAATCACGTTGTGACAGCTTAATAGGTTCTGTAGTGCCCGAACCCCATCCACCTAGACCCCACCCACCAGCACCCCAACCATAACCGTAAGTACCACCTGGGTTACCAATAGATATCTCATACTCACCTATTACAGCCGCACCACCATTACCTGAGTCAGAAGCGTTAGCCGTTACGGGCAGTCCTGTGGTTGAACTTTTAGCAATAATTGTATAAGTGTTTCCGGTTAGAACTGAATCTATCTCATAGTTCTGGTTAAGCACAGCCGCTGTAATGTTGCCACCTAAAGAAACAGCACCAGAGAATGTGACGTAGTTACCCGCAGCAGAAGGGAAAGCCGCATCGGTTACTGTAATAGTTGAAGACCCATTAGTTGCAGCAAAAGTTACATCCCCGGCAGCGGTAGTCTCTTGTAAGGGCGTAATATCATTTAAGTTACCACCAGCCTCAATATAGACCTTTTCATTAGTTCCTAACGCCATTAAGTTGTCAGAGAAGGTCGTGATCCAGTTAGTCATCTGACGGCAGGTACCGATTAGGGTACTAACCGTGTATTTAACCCAGCCGCCAAGTTTTTGCGGGTAGCCAGAGAAGAACCGGACCTTATCAATATCCCACCAGCCACCTTCGCCAGTGTAGTTGGTCTGATCTCGGTTAACACCGGGTCTGAATTGAAGTTTGATGAATGGCATGATTATGCGAAGGGCCTAGTGCCAGCCTTATCAATAATTAGTTTCTGCCCACGGGGTTTAGCATCCGGGGTGTTCGGCACACTGATATGCGTCCACGAATCGAATTCCAGAATGATCTGATCAAAAGGTATATTGGCAGTAATACAGGCTTCTACCACCTGTCTTGGAGTCATGCCCGGAACTCGGAGGTCAGCCGCACAGCCAAGCCGATGTTGACTTGTGTCTTTGGAACCCACCGAGTCGTTGACCTGTTTACTACGGAACCCGGAGTTGATCATCACGGCCTTGCCACCAACGGCGGTCTTGACTTGTTGCAGGAGCATTGCAAGGCGCTTTAGGTTCTCAATCTCAGCCTCGTTCGGCGTATTGTCCCAGCCGTTCCGTGCGGCTGCATCCGAGCGGGTTAGTTCTTCAAGGGTGAAGTTGGCGGTCAGGTTCATTTTCCATTGCCCATCATTTTGTCAATCTCAGTCTGCTTGTTTTTTGAGCCTTGGCTTGAACCAAAGTAAAAGGACAGGATTTGCGTGATGGCGGCTGACAGAACACCTAATATGTAGATGAGAATGTCTTTGGCAATGCTTTTAACCTCAATCATCATCAGCACACCAAAGAGAACGAACGACAGACAAATAACACCAAGGGCAAGTATGGTGTTGATGTTTTTAGTTAAATCCCAGACATCGGCTTTGGACATCTCTGCTTCACGATGCCGAGCAGAGTCACGGTCACCAGCGTCAATCTTTGCAAAGTCTACCTCTGCCTGAAGATTAGCCAGTTCACCCTTTTGCGCCAATTCCATAAGTTTGGCTTGCGCTTCTGCTTTAGCCGCAGGATCAGGCATTACACGGTCTAATACTTTCTCGCCAATTTTAAGTATTGTGTCTAACCCAATCATCACCACACCTTTGTAAATTTAAGGATTCCATAAATCAAAAGCGCCAAGATTCACCTTTACTTACCTAGTTTTTTCAGAGTTTTTGCAAGTCGGGCACGTTGTCCTAATTTACCTGGTTTCTTGGCTGCAGCCGCTAACTTTTTTGCAGGGATTGTCTCTCCGCTTTTTACACCAAGGGATTTTCTTAAAGCGCCTGGTTTTTTGATTGCTGACTGAATCCATTTCTCAACCATTTTATTTTTCCTTAATATTCAACAAATACAACACCTGAAGCGCCACTACCATTATTACCACTACCGCCACCACCATAAGCACGGCCTGAGTCATTTCCACCGCTGTTTAAATATTGTTGTCCACCAGCACCCATGAAAGAATTTCCTCCCGGTGCTATAAAAGTACCAACTCCGCTAATGCTCATACCACCGCCACCACCTGCACCACCAGCAAAATTAAGGTCTCCACTTGACCCAATACCCCCAATACCAGGTACGTAGATAACTGCGGCAGCACCTCCAGTAGCAGAGCAAGACGCTCCAAATGATGATGTTCCACCAGCACTGGCCGTTCCACCACCAGAACCACCGCTACCTACAGTCACAGATACTGTGCCACCTGGAGAAAGACCTGTTACGTATTTAATAGATGCGCCACCTGCACCACCACCATAGTTTCCAGAACCGCCTTGGTTAGTACCTCCACCTCCACCACCAATTACAGTCACTTTTACTTTAGTTACACCAGCCGGTACGGTAAACGTGCCACTTGATGTAAAAACTTGAATAGCACCAGTAGCATTAGTTACGTTAGTTGCAATAACTGCATTAGTAGCGTTTGTGGCATTTGTTGCATTAGTGGCGTTAGTAGCGTTTGTGGCGTTTGTGGCGTTTGTAGCATTAGTAGCATTAGTAGCATTAGTAGCGTTTGTGGCGTTAGTTGCAGTGATAGCGGTGGTAGCGGTGGTAGCGGTGGTGGCGGTGGTAGCTGTAGCAGCGTTACCTGTAATGTTGATGTTCCAAGTGCCCGATGCACCCGACCCGGTTTTTGAGGGGACATCTAAGTTATTCCGTGCAGTGCTCGCATCAGATGCACCTGTACCACCGTCTG